GATCGGGAGCTCGTTGTTAGCATACCCAAGTACGCTGAGTTCAGTTTTCGTAGGCATGGTATGTGTTGTCGTCTGAATAGCTCACGAAAGGGCTGTCGAGTTCCTGCATACTGCCACGCACATCAATCAAAAGAGCGATGCCTTGCTGAATCACCGTTGTATGAGTGATGGACGTGTTGGTGCTCGAAGCTACTTGAAAGCCCAATTGGTAATTGTAAAACCCAAAAGGTAAGGATGTTGTGCCCAAATAAAGCTCCCCTGCCGTCTTGTCAATCGGAGCAGGCGATCCCTTCAAAATAAGCGTTGCCTGCAGCAAACGGTCGTTGATCTTCGTCGCAACAAGCCTGCAAGAGTCACTGCTACCTGTCACCTGTGAAGTCAGCTCAAGGACGTACGAGCGATTGCTGTCGGGCATTTGGTTTTTCACATTGTCAAAAAGCAATGTGTTTGATGTGTCAGTCCGCGACACCTTGTTGCTATCCGTGAGTACAAGCATCGTAGTCCAATATGCAGGTTGCAAATTCGTTTAAATGAAAACAGGGGCCGAAGCCCCCGTTCCCTGTTCACCTTTTCAAAGCCTCTTAGCTCAACACAAAGTTGATGCTTGCCTCGTCCACTAAGCCATCAAATGGGAAGCCTGTTTGATCTGCACCTGCAGAGCTCGTGATAGTATAGAGTGGGTCTTTCTCCATTGCCGTAAACTCCAATGTGATTCCATTCAGGTCAGTGCGAGCCGCACCCGTCGAGATGGTATCGCCACCTGTTAGGTAGCATCCATTTTCGATGCCCATAAGGAACACGTTGTCGTTGCTGTCTTGTACAAAAATCTGTGGGCGATTTTTGCCAAGCAATCCGATCTGGAACAAGTCCGCTTTCGTCGTCTTTTGCAAGACGATGCTCAAGGTTTGATTGTACATCACACTGCCTGTTGCCTTGTCTGCACTTACTGCAACTGTCATGGACGAAAGGTCTGTGACAAGGTTGTATCGCAGTAACGTGACTTTGGCCGTTGCCGCACTTACAATGCTCCAATCCGCGAAGTCAGCATCAGTGATGATGTAACTGTTGCCAGTCACCGTCGCATTTGCAAGGATGTTGTCGCAGTAATCTTCCGTGAAAAACACTGCTTTGATCCCGCCAATGCTGTCCCGGCAATCAATTCCCCGGCCTGCTGTTAAACTACAAGCCATTGTTATTACGGAGTAAAGTTGAATCCAACAACACCGTCAGTAGCAACAGCCGTCTGCACACCCACAGCAAAACGCATGGTTGCTTGCACGTTGTCACTTCCGTCGTACTTGTAACGTGGAATCAATGAAGCTTCAGCATCAGCCGTGAAGTTGTTTGTAGCCACCACCAAGTTGTCAGGGTAGGTAGCAACGAACACCTCAGCAGATGAAGGAATGCCTGCGCATGGGTACACGGGGAAGCCCATGAATGTAGCCGTACGCAAGTCAGCTCCTTGGTAACGGTTGTCGTAACCTTGGGCCGCCAAGTGTTGGAGGTACAAGCCATACTTTGCATAGCTCATGTAGATGCCAAAGCCGGGCTTGTCAGTTATCTCAGGCACCTGTGAGTAAACTCGCGTCATAACCGCTGTAAGCGCATCGTCGATGTTTGCGACTGTTGAACCGTTTGCTGAGATGTCTGCTTCCACGAAGTCCTTGCAAGCTGAAGCATCAATGCCTGCCTCGTCCACAACTCCGTCGTTTGAAAGGAAGCCTGTGCCGAATACTGAGCCGGAGTCGCCCGCCCACATCAACGTTTCCAAGTGGTCACCTGCGCGCTGTGCGAGGTGCAACAGCAAGAAGTCGCTGAATGAAGGTGGCAAGTCGCCATCACGGTTCATGCGATTTTGAGCCGCGATGTACGTGGGGAAAATCGTCTTGCGGCAAATCTGCTCGCTCACCATCAGGTCGGACAATGTAGCCACCTGTTCAGTGAGGGTGACGTTTGCACCGTCAGTTGTAGAACAGCTTGCGGCAACGATAGGGTCAGCCACCGTCAGCCCGCTCACCACGGCTTTGCCTGTTACGCCTTCGATCAGTCGTGCACGGCCTTTTGCGATTGTTTCTGCTCCGAACGTAGCCGCACCAACGTATGGCAAGGCCTGTTCTCCGGAGTAGCTGTCTGCACTGACGTCAATGTCAAATGCATACTTGTTGGAGTTGCTCATTTTTTTGTAGAGTTAAAGTAAGAGAGCATCCGGTCCATGCCTTGTAGCTCAGAGTTAAAAACAGAATGCGAATTTGTGGGAGCAGTGTCGACACCTGCGCTTGCAGGCTCGTCTTCAAACTTAGCAAACCGGTGCTCCAACCCGGCAAGCTTCTCTGCGATCTCTCGAATCACGTCGGACATTTCTTGCTTCTTCTCGTCCTCGTGTTCTTTCATTTTCTTTTCGTCCTCCTCGTGCTTGTCCATTTCTTTCTCGTCCTCATCCTTTTCGGCTTCGGTCTTAGTAGCGTAGATGCCTGCGGCAATCGCGGCCACCTTGTCAGCGAGAGCTTCGTCAAGTTCGAGTTCGTCGATCAATGCTTTTTTGATCTTCTCGTAGTTCATGTCCTCCTGCTTCTCTTCGTCGCGGAGGTCTTCGGGCTTGTCTTTGTGTTCAGCCATTTGGGGTGAGTTAATTGATGAAAGTTTGCTTTGCCCATCCACCACGAGCTCTTGCCCTTCTGCTGTGTCATAGCTTCCGGCCGCAAGTTCAGTCGTCGTGCCATCTTCTCCAATGAGTCGAAGATCAGTTCCCTCAGCAAAGTCGTCTGCTTCAGTCACCACTACACGCCCGTCTGCAAGTCGCAGTTCTGCGTAAAGTTGAGTTTTGGGCAAACCAAGTAGTGCCCGGATTTGTTGAATGGTAGATGCCATGTCGAAAATAGATGTATGGTTTTTGCCTCCGTTTATTTTGTCGCCTTGAAGTAGATCTTGCCGTCAACCTGCATCGTCGTAAAACTGCCGTCCCCAAATGCCTCAGCCCACACCTGTGCGTGTTGCAACTTTTCAAAGATGGGTTGCTTGTCCACCACCATAGCAGGTGTGAGCTCTTCGAGCATGATGCTCTGAAGCTGTGCGATTGTTTCTTGGTCCTCCGGGCAATGCACACAAAGCTTGCTTGCTTGCCTCTCCATTTCTACAAGCCTGTCGGTAAAGTAGCCTTCGATTGAAAAGCCTCTGTACTTCTTGTCTTTGACCTGCTCCCACACATCCCGGTTGTTGACCTTCACCGAAAGCATCCAAGTGCCTTTGGGTAAGTCAAACCCGTACAATGCCGCCTTGTCTTTTTTAGGGTCTTCGATTGTCCAGCTTTCCACCACCGTCAGCCCTGCAACTTTTGCTTGGTGTTCGATGGTGTGTTCATTCGTCCTCTGCTCCCGCATGAAAAGCTCCATAGCCTGCCGGACTGTCTCTTGGCTGAAGTATACGTCGTACTCCTCGCCCGTCTTTTCATCAATGCGAAAGATGCGCTTGTCAGGAATCAATGCAGGCCCAACGAGCAACTGCTTCTCGTCATCTGTTGCAAACGTCATAGGTGTGTCTTGCGACAGGTAAACGAAGTTCGTTTCGATAGCCGGGAAAGCAACCAAGCTCACGGCTTCGACACCTGCAAGCATTTGATCCTCGTCAATGAGTAGCTCTAATAGTTTACGCTCCATGTCCTTAAAAATGTGATGTCGTAATTCGTTTACAATGTCGACTGCTGAGTGATCGAGTCGGAAAGCGCCTGCTGATCTTCAAGCTGTGACTGCACCACGAATGCTTGCAAAGCCTGAGCATCAACCCCCGAAGCAATTAAGTCACCGAGTGAAGGAATCAATGTCTGTTGAATGTCAAGAGCCTCACCGCCTGTCGCACCTCCGCCTCCGCCGCCGGATGGGATGCTCGGCATGCTTGTGTCTACACTGGCTGTTGCCGCCCCTGCTTGTGATAGCGTCTGTTTGATTTGTGCAAAGGTAGACAGCACAATGCCAACGAGCGTTGCCGTAAATCCGGGTGCCGTGAAGATAGCCCCCGGTCCTGTTGCGGCCGCTGATTGTTGTGCACCACGTACAGCATTTGCGACTGCCATGCCTTGGTTCAACAGCACATTCGCTACTGCAAGTTTTTTCTGCTCCTTCTCGGTCTTAGCCGATGCCGCGATTAGCCCCATAGCCCCTGCAAGCAATGCCTGTCTGCCTGCTCGTACAGCCTGCACCTTTGCGGCCTCTTGTCGTTTGATCTTGTCGTTGGTTTCGCCGCTTTGAGCCACCTCTGCATTGTCGTACTTTTTCTGAATAGCCGCGAGCTCCTCACGTTGTGCCTTCATGAGCTCTGCTTCACCCCTGCCAAATTCATCTGCAAGAGCAAAGAGCGATTCGTATTTAGCTACCACAGCCGCCTCCTCTCTCTCTTTTTCTGATGCCAATGCCAAGTCCAACTGCTCCTCGCGAGCGAAGCGATCGTTCAGTTGTTGTTGCTCTGCCTCCTGTATCTTTCGCAACCTTTCAAGCTCTGCCTCCTGCTCCACCCGTAACGCCTCTGCATTTGCTTCCTCTTGTGCCCTTTGCTCTTCAGCAAGCCGCTTCCTTTCTGCATGCAGTGCATTGACCTTGTTCTGCAATGTCGTCTGCATCTCATTCGACTCAGTCCGAATGTTGATCAAGGCAATTTCGAGGTTTGCAAGATTGTCCAAGTCCTCCTGTGAACTGTCGGACATAGCCGCCTGCTCTTGTGCAATCCTAAGCTCTTCTGCGG